TAGAAGAAAATCTTACAGATAAAAAAAAGGTAAATGGCTTACAAAAAAATACGACACAGTAATATTCTTGGAGAAAAAGGTACGGAGTGGTTAATTGAAGTTTGGCAAAACAACTTTACAGGTACTTCTACTGAATTTGATATGCAAGGCGAAGGTTTTGAAATTAAATGGACAGGTCAAGGAGGTACTAGAGATAGAACTTTCTTAGGTTCTGAGTGCATTATAAGTATGTACATTAAAAGTGATGCAGATGAAGATTTTCTTTATGATGATGTATTAAAAAAGGGAGAAAGACAACATTTTATTAGGATATATAAAAACTCTGTATCTGATACAACTCTTTGGTGGTTTGGTTATATACAACCTGGTTTTGACAATATACAAAATGCTCCTTATCCTTATTCCACTAAAATAACTGCTACAGATTCTTATGGTTATTATACTAAATTAAAAGAATCTGTATTATCGGGAGATACTCAAAAAACTCAAGCCCTACCTATATCATTACGATTATTAGACCTTATTACTAAAATGGATATAGCTTCTTCAGGTGGAGCATCCGATTTAAAACCAAATCCAGGCCTTCGTAAGTTGATGCGTACCGCTATTGATTGGTGGCGACCTGAAGATACTTACCAATCAAACGATCCTTTTCAACTTTACGCTTGTACAATAGGGGCTTTTACTGAAACAACAAAATTAGATGATGATGGTAATATATCGAATGCAGATAGAGCATTTAATTATAAAAAATCAGATGTTTTTAATGGTGCTTTAAAAGCATTTAATGCTGTAGGGTTTTTAGCCGAAGGTTATTATTGGTATATACAACCAAATAGTTTAGTAAATAATAACAATGGAACTTTAAATGTTTGGGAACGAAATCTATTAGGAACTCCATCATCTGTAGGTAATGTAAATACCAAAATAACTATAGACCAATCGACTAACGTAATTTTAGGTGGGAGTATTTTAACTTATGATCCCTCATACGAAAGTGTAAATATTAATTTTATACTAGGTCCTTCAACTGTTTATGTGACTCCAACTGCTGATTTAACAAGCTCATCTATTGTAGGGGCGATTCAATTACCTGCAAATAGTACTGATGTTCTTACTTTAAATTTCCACGCAATACATCAAGAGAATTTAGCTAATTCGAATTTTTCTTACGCAACTAGCACACCTGGTGGCGTAACTTTAAACGCACCTGCTACCATAGAAAATTTTACTTTCTTAACTACCGCAACTTTAATTATATCTATAACTGATGGTAATACGGTAAAATATTTACAAAAAACAACAGGTTATAACGGTTCGTTAGTTTGGACTGCTAGTAATTCTCCTTTATCTATAACTTTAGCAAGAGGCTATAATGAACAATCGGTTGCAAGTTTTAGACCTTTAGGTCAAGGACAATTATCAACCCCAACAATAGTATCAAACGGTTTTATTGTAAACAGCGTTGTTAATTTTACTATTGAAAGTAATGGTTCGTTTCCTTGTGATGTAGGTCCAACTCCTAATAGTAATGGTAATGGAATATCATTTAGGACAGATTTTAAATTTTCGGTAGATATACCTGCACCTGGTATAATAGGTGATGTGTCTATAAAAATGACCGCTACTAACGACTACTCTCAAGTAGGTAATTTTACTCAAGGAAACGCACCTTCAATTACTAACTATGAGATATTTCCAATAAATGACCCTACGCCAGGAAGTAAATCTACAACTTGTCAATCTATATTTATATCTCCTGAAAATGATTCTGAATTTACTGAAATAGGTACTGGTTTCAAATACTCAGCAAACCAAACAGAAGTTCCTGCTTCAGAATCTTACGACTTAGGTTCAACTCCATTAGGTTCTACTTTACAAAATAAATTATACTCTATACAATATTTAGACTCTTCAAGTGAATACGAATCGGCTACTACTTTTCAAAGAGGAAACCCTAGTACGGATGCCCCTTTAAATATATCTCAATTATTAGTAAACGAGTATTTATCTTTACAAGTAGAACCGTTAGAGGTACTACAAGCTAGTATTCAATCAGCAGATATATCACCACTTAAAATGCTTAAATATAGCATAAATGAAGATTCATCTTTTAAAAACTATTCATTTTTAGGTGGGACTTTTAAGGCTCAAAGCGAGGTAATGAGTGGTGAATGGTATAAAGTTAGTGATGATATTGAACACGTTCAAAGTGACGATCCTGCTTTTATATCTGTAATATCACCTAATTCGCAAAGTCCGTTAGGTGTTTTGACACAAGAGATTGCATCAAAAAATTTAATTAACGAATCTTCTCTTTTAGATAATAGTTTAGCAACTATTTCTTCTGCCATAGCAGCATCTTCATCAATTTCATCTATAAGTGTAGGGTCAAGTTTAAAAGCTGATATAGCGGAAAATCAAAAGCTTAAATTAAGTTATCCTGATGGCTCTAATACTACTGAAATTACTGTAACTGATGCTTATAACGATACTGCTACAAGTCTAGATGTAACTTCATTTATTCCTTCTATGCAATATCCAATAGGTTCTATTTTATCTGTAGCACCTTATAATACATCAACATTAATACAAAGTTTAACAACTTCAGGAAACGTAAATAATAGAAGTGTTGGGATTAAAAATATCCAAGAGATGAACTTTCTCCCTCACGATTTTAACCTAACATCAAATCCAAGTGTCGGTGTAGCTTCAAACGATTTAGGAGGTTCAATTAGAATCGCTTCGGCTACAGCAAATATGTACGCTCAAAAATTAATTAGCAAAGGAAAGACTATTACAAAGGTCAATATATTCGGTTCGGCTAATTTTGCATTTAGAGTTTATGTAGGGTTTATATTTAACGACACAACTACCTTAGTCGGGTCTGGTTCTGCTAATACAGAATTAGATATTACAGATATAGTAGGAACATCAAGGAATTACATAACAATAGAAATAGATGTTGCTTCAGCATCCCAAGAAGTTTATGGTGGGTACGCTTTAGTGATAAACACATAATGGATAGACACACTACAGAAATGGCTATAACACAAGTCGCAGCGATAGGTTTAAGTTTATCATCCGTAGAGCAATGGCTACGAATTACATCGTTAGTTTTAGCTATATCGTTTGGTATTTACAAATGGGTAGATAAATTAACTAAAAAAAATAAGTAAAGATGGGGGATTTATTAGGTTTATTCTACCTTTTCCTTATATTTCCGCTATCTTTACCATTATTTTATTTATATATTATTACTTACATTCGAAACAACACAAGAAAAATGAGATTAAGTAAGAACTTTGTATTGTCTGAGATAACTAGAAGTAATGCAGCTAAACGATTAGGTATAAAAAATGAGCCAAGCAAAAAACATCTACAAAATATTAAAAACATTATTATCAACCTTATACAACCTATGCGGAATGCTCTTGGTCCTATTAGGATTAGTAGTGGTTACAGGAATCCAAATGTCAATCGGGCTATTAATGGTAGTCGTAAAAGTCAGCATTGTAAAGGTGAGGCTTTGGATTTGCAATTTTGGAGTGATGGTGAAATATCTAATAAAGAGATTTATGATTGGGTACTTAGCAGCGATGTTGAGTTTGATCAAATGATAAATGAGTTTGATTTTTCGTGGATTCATATATCTTTTAAAGAAAAAGGTAACAGGAAGCAAGTTCTTGAAGCTTATAAAGACGAGGATAACGATACTGTTTATAAATACGCAAATATATCATAATGATAAAAAACATAATTAAATCTCTTGTAGGTCAAGCTTCAAGCATTATAGACGAAATAGTTACAACTGATGAAGAACGAGAGGAACTTAAAAAGCAATTCAAGAAGGTTGTCCAAGATCACGAAAAAGATATGTTCGCCATTGAAGTTCAAGATAGGAAGAGTGCAAGAACAATGTTTTCAGGTGATGCCATCATTCAAAAAATATTAGCTATTGTATTTACTTGTTCGTACTTTTTTCTCTCTTACACTATGTTTAAATACTTTGTGTTAAATACCTTAGATTTATCTGACTATGAAATAGGATTTATAAGTACGGTGTTTGGAGCTATGTCCAGTAAAGTAAATACAATAATCGACTTCTTTTTCGGAGGTTCTTCAAGGGGAGCATAATGCCATACTTACCAAAACCTAGAGATAATAGGACAAAGAAAGAGAAGAACCAATCTTGGGGTGGAGATAGTTCATTCTATCAAAAACCTGCCTGGAGAAAGTTACGCAAGAAAGTTATAAACTCTAATCCATTATGTGTTCATTGTTTAGATGAAGATATTGTGACTCAAGCAGATGTAGTTGACCATATAATTCCAATTAAAATGGGGGGAGGTAAACTAGACGAGTCAAATCTACAAGGACTTTGCCATAGTCACCACAACAAGAAAACATATTATGAGAACAACAAAAAATAGATATAGAAGTAAATACGAAGATGATGTATGCGGAAGATTGGATGATGCTAAAGTGTTATTTGATTATGAAACGATTAACTTACATTATCGGGTCATAGAGCAACGAAAATATACTCCTGATGTTATCTTACCAAATGGAATAATAATTGAACTAAAGGGAAGATTTACATCTAGTGACAGGAAGAAAATGTTGTTAGTCATAGCACAGCACCCTGACTTAGATATTAGAATGGTCTTTATGCGGCCTAAAAATAAGTTAAGTAAGATAAGTCGAACCACCTATGCTCAATGGTGTGATAAGAATAATATTAAATGGGCAGACAAATACATACCTGAAGAATGGATAAAGGAATAGATAAAACCCCTAAAGAAGTAGATGAAGCTAGAAAAACTTGGGATGATTGGTTAGGCGATATGTCTGAACGTGACCAACCCGAAGCTTGTAGTATAGATGATGAAGATTGTGAAGCTTGTGGAAGTTAAATTAGAGGGCTATTTGCCTTCTTTTTTAGTTATACTCCATTCGTAAGTAAAAGGTTTACTACCTTCTAAGCTTATTAGTTTTTCTATATAAACACAAGCATCCATCAATTCTTCTTGCGTGTGTTTAAGCCATTCTAAGCGAGTCAAATCATCTCGCTCCATAGTAACTCCATATTTCTTTTTACCTACTTCAGAACGCTTTAATATCTTAAAGCAAACATCTTCTTCTATACTACTCATATCGTTACGGATTAAGTCTAAAATATTTCTCTACTAAAATCGAAGCGAATACAATCGCTAAGAATACTACTATAAATATTAACATTTATCTAGATTTAATTACTTCATAAAACATCGGGTCGAGGTCCTTAATTCGCTCTTGTATCTTCCCCCAAGCCCATTGGACTTCCTTTTCTCCACCTATATCGTTTTGGCTACCAGTATCAGAGTTCGCTACGTTCGAGCAATTTTGCTCTAGTAACTTGTCTATCTTCTCTTTGACTTCTTTGTTGTCGTTGTAAATCATCTCGTTTTTATGTTTTAGTTTCCTCAAAGATATAAAAAAAAAGGATACCTCCTAAGAGATACCCTTTCAAACCAAAACCTAATGATGAATTAGGTAAAACATAATCAAAGATAAAAAAGATTTCCATATCTATAGTCAATAATTGCAATATATTTATAAACATACTTTTTCTTACTAAACTCTGTGGATTTAGGCATCTTTTTCCACTTCCAATTATTTATAGATAAGTTATCTAAATTAAATACTAATGCGTTCCCATCATTAAAGAAATTAAAATATAAACCTTCAGTAGATTCTTCGTTCTTAGTCAATCTTAAAATCCTCTCGTACTTGTGCATTTCAAGGATCAATCCTTCAGGATATTTCTTATAAGCTTCTGATAAACTAAAATTCCTTTGCTTCATTTCGCAATAGTATTTCTTATCATTTAATTTGTAAGTGAAATCCCAAACAGACATAATATCTTTAGATGTCTTACAATCTAATGAATACTTTTTAGCAAATCTATTTAGTAAATCAATCTCTTTATTACTCATATCTGTTTCAGTAGATTACTCTGTATGTGACCCCTTGCGTATAATTTTACAAAAACACAATCTTCTTTATTAAGATTTATGCGTGCAAGGGGCTTTGTGCAGCGTTCAAGTGGCTTACTCTCT